CTCGCGCATGCGCACGGCAGTTACTAGCGAATTGCCGGTGCCGGTTGTATCGGAAAAGGCCGACACCTCCGCCGCCGTCGAAATGACTTTCGGGTTAGACGTCAACGCGGCGGGTTGGGCGGCGTGGCAGCAATGGACAACGTACGACCTCGTCGACGGCTCGCTACCGTTTACGGTTGAGATTCCGTGGGGCACGGAACACCCGATAGTTAGCGCGCGACTCAACGGCGGTTGGCAAGCGGAACGCTTAGATAGTTCCCGTTGGGCGATTACGGGCGGCGTCGAAATCGACCGCGCTTCCCTGCCGCGATTCTCCGGGGGCGCAAGTGCCTGAGCCGCGCGCAGTCCCCGGCGTCCCGGTCCCGGTATGGCCTAACACGCTGCCGCGTCCGCAGGTCGAGGGGTTTACCGTCGACTCCCCGGCGCGCGCCGAAGCGTCGTCCATGCTCTACGGCACGACGCGCCTAGTCGTGCGGGCGCGCACCGCGCCTATGACCTGGTCTTTTACGGTGTGGCTAACTACCCCGGAACAAATGGATACATTCGAGGAGTTCTATCGTGACAGTCTCGAAAATCACGACGGCGAATTCTACGCGCCGTGGATCGGTGGCTCCCGTGTCGTCGCGTTCAGTGAAGCCTATAGCTATGCGCCAATCGGCGCGGGCTGGTCGCTTTCCTGCACCGTCGTTAGGACACGAATCGACGCAACCGTCTGCGATGAGTTTATCGCCGAAACGTTCGGCGCAATCTATCGCGCCGACCTCGCCGCCGCCGATACCTACCGCGCCGACCTCGCGGCGGTAGATAGCTACGTCGACGACTTCGACCTTTCCATGATCGTAGACAACGAGTGCTAACCCGTGCCCGCGAATTTCGATAAGGACTTTGCCCTTTGGCTAACGCAGCACGGGAACGAACGGGCGGTAGCGGTCAACGTCTTGGAGTTCACGCACCCGGCTTTCTCCGCGCCGCTTTTTGTTAGCGACTTCGGGGAGGACTTCGAAGCGACCACGGAGGACCCGCCGCGCGCGTTCGTCGCCGCGCCGCTAGGCTTTACGGTCGACGTAGCGGCGGACAACGTCAGCACGGAGCAACGCGTACAGATTCGGCTCGACAACGTTAACGGGCTGGTCGCTAGTCAATTGCGCGCACTCACGGACGAGGACCTACGTCACGCGGTAACGGTCACATACCGCGCCTATCTAGATACAGACCGCAGCGGGCCGGCGATTGATCCGCTAACCCTCTACGTAACTACGGCGACCATGAACCGGCTTACGGTCGAGTGCGAAGCGACGGCGGATTTTCTGCCGAACGTCGCGAGCGGGCACCGCTACACAATCGAATCGTTCCCGGTGCTGCGGCTGCTATGAACCGCGCGCACGCCGCCCTAGGTCTAGTTGGCACGCCGTACCGGCGCGGCGGGTCCTCGATTGCGGAGGGCTTCGATTGTCTGACGCTACTGCGGCACGTGCGCGCGGAATACTTCGGGCGCGGCACGCCGGTTATAGGGGAGCCGGGAGACAACCTCACAAGCGCGCAAGCCGCCGCCCTCGCTATTTACCGCACGCTAGGCGGACGCGAACGGCTGCCGCAGCTGTGGGCCCCGTGCGATCCGCAGCCCGGCGCGGCGGTTGCCCTGGGTCAATTCAAGGTAGCGCGCTTGCATCATTGCGGCGTCGTAATCGAGGCCGGCGTATTACACGCCCTCGAATCGTGCGGGGTTGTATGGACGCCGCTTAACCGGCTCGCGGACCTCTACAAGCGCGCGGAGTTTTTCGAGTGCCTACGTTAACCGTCCTGTCCGATCCGCTGACGGGCGAGCGCGTAACGCACCGGCTACGCAATGGCGAGACGCTAGCGACTGCGCTAATGCGACTGTACCCGGGCGGGTTCCCGTGCGCGTGGCGCGTCTATCGTGAAACCGTATGCGACGCGAACGAACTGGCAGCGGTCGACCTGCCCTACCATGTTGCGCTAGAGGGGGAGTCCTATCTAGTCGTTCTGAATGTAGCGGGGCCCGCGTTCGCGTGGGGCACGTTCTTAGAGAATACCCTAATAAGTGTAGGCCTAAGTCTCGTCGCGTCCATGCTCGCGCCGAAGCCGCCGCGCCAGTTACAGGACGCGCCGGAGTTATTCTCCGCTAACAATCAGATAGCCGCGCAAGGCAACGCGCTACGCCCCGGCGCGCGCGTGCCGGATATCCTAGGCCGCGTGCGCGCGTACCCCGACCTATTGTGTCCGCCGGTCGACGTGTACAACGAGACCGACCAAACCATAGGACAAATGTTCGTATTAGGCGCGGGCGCGTACGAGGTCACGGAAAAGAAGTTAGGCGAGACCCCGCTAACGAGTGTTCGCGGCTCGGACCTCAAAGAGTATTTGCCGTCCCTCGACCCGGACGTTCCGACGCCGGAGGTGCCGTCCTTTTGGGTCCTGAAATCATCGCGCGAGGTGGGTAACGTTTCCCTCATGGGAGAGAACAAGGACGCTCTACCTATCGCAGCGGATACAAACTTTTTTGCGGCGTCCCATACGATGCACACGTTAGAGCCGCAGGCTATCGGGGTCGGGCGACCGATTCGCATTAAGGGCACGTTCTTTAACAACGGCGTTAGGTGGGTCACGGGAATCCCGCCAGGAACACAAACGACGCCGCCCTATATCTACACGCTAGACGGCCCCGTTATCGACGAGACCGGCGCGGAGGTGTCGATAACGCCGATCCCTGCCGCGCTCGCGCTAACGTCTAACTATTTCTACTACGGTAACGGCAGCCCGTACGAATTCCCCGACGAGGATAGCGACGACTCGGAGGACCCGCAGCAAGTTCAATTCCGGCACGCGTGGACTAACGGCGACAACGTCCCAAAAATAGGCGATTGGGTCGAACTGCATATAACCGCGAGCGGGCAGATATGGCGCGGGCAGATACACGAGGCCGTTAGGGTCGGCTCGCAGCGCATCCCCTTTTGGGGAATAAAGATTAATGATCTATACGGACACCCGCAGTCGTTCCCCAGCCTAACTAAAAAGAACACTATCTATAGCTCCTATCGCGAGGAGGCGTTTGACGGCGGCGAGGACGAGGAGCCGCCGCCGGAGGGTCTAACTAATGCGCCGACGAATTGGTACGCCGCGCCGATGGACGACCCGGAGGAAATATGGATAGACATTGCATTTCCGCAGGGCCTTGCGTTCTATGATCGAGGCGCGCGGCGTCCGCTATACGTGCAAGTGTTAGCAGAGTTCCGCCGCGCCGGCGCGCCGGATGATCCGCCGCAGGCCTCCGTAATGTTTGAATTCTCCTATGGAACCGCCGCGCCGCTACGCTTTACTAAGCCGGTGCCGGTGTCGTCCCTAACAACGCTGCCCACCGGCGCGCCGACTATCGAAGTACGGCTAACTAGAATCACGCCCTACTATGCGGACAGCACTAACAATCAATACATCCAGGAAACGCGATGGGTCCGACTCGGCGCGGTGCGACGAATGACCGGGCAGGTTTACAAGACGGCGACGATCCTAGCGTTTTCAATGAGCAATACGAATAGCGCGGGCGCGGTCGGGGATATGGCGTTAAACGTGGTGGCAACGCGCATCCTACCTAGTTGGACACCGGGCGGGGGTTGGAGCACGCCCGCGCCGTCGCGACGTTGGGCCGATAACTTTGTCGCGCGCGCGAAAGCGCACGACGGCGCGTTCCGTACCGACGAACAGTTAGACCTCGAAGGAATCTACCAGCTACAAGAACACTTAGAGGAAATGGACGCGGGCAAGGTCGGGGAAATTTCGATGACCCTCGACGCGATGCAAGATATCGACGCGGAGCTAGCTAGTATCGCGGACGTAGTGCGCGCGGTTCTCTATCGTGTCGGGCGCAAACTGTTCGTTACGCGCGACCAGGAAAGCGCGACGCGTATAGCGCTATTCAACGCACGCGCGAAAAGCCCGGACGGCGAGACGGTTACTGTACGAATGACCGGCGACGCGGATAACGATTGCGTCGTCGTTAAGTGGGTCGACGAGTTTAGCGCGTGGAAGCAACGCGAATATCAGTACCCGCCCGACGTGGTGCCGCAGAATCCTTTACGCATTGCCGCGCGCCTAGCTAATTGGCCGCAAGCGTACCGCCGCGCGGTGTACGAATGGAACCGCATTCAATACCGCCGCGAGGGCCTAACGTGCGACGTGTCGGAGGACGGGCGTATAGTTAGGGTCGGCGACGTGGTTAACGTGTCGGACGACGTCGCGAACCTCGCGACGTGCGCGGGCGAACTGGTGAGGGTCGAGGGCGGCGTGTTAACCCTCGACCGCGACGTAACCCCTATAGAAAGCGGCGACACGTTTTCTATATTGCTGCGCGACCTCGACGGCGTGCGCGTCGACACGGTGCCGTGTACGCCGGTCCCGGGAACGGCGGACCGCGTGCAACTAACACGGACGACAACCGTAGAACTTAAAGGGCGCGACGCGGCGCGCGGCAACCTCTACGCGCTGTATCGCAACGGTGCCGCGACGGTGCGCCCGTGGTTAGTAATCAGCACAGCGGCGGGCGGGCCGTACGTGAAGCTCGCGACGGTCAATTACACAAACAAAGTTTACACCGGAGACACGGCACCGCTGCCGCTGCGTCCGATACTGGATTTCATACCATGAACAACGAGCTAACTATTAGTCGCGCGCCCGGCGCGCATATGTGTTGCGACCCGGCGGGCCGCTTGTGCGCGCTCGCGGCGCGCCCGCTACCGCTTTCCGTCCTGGTCCGCATTGCGGTTGCGCGCGGGGAAGGAACGGAGCCGCAGGTCCGGGCGCGAATAGAGGACATGCTAGCCGGCGGGTTGCTAATCGAACATGAGGGGGCGCTATGACTGTTTATCACGGACGTATCGAACTACTCGCAAAGACCGCTGGCGAGTGGGCGGCGGACGACGCGGTATTGCGCAACGGCGAGATAGGCGTAAGCAACCCGGCAACCGCGACGCCTATTCTAAAAGTCGGCGACGGCGTGCGCCCGTTCTCCGCGCTGCCGCAAATAGCCG